ATTACACAAACTATCAACCTCTCTGGGCAGAGGACAATCTTCGCAAGAGCGATACAATTATCAATGAACATCAAACCAAATTACTATAATGAATAACGACAAGAAATTCCACTGGTTTCCATTCTACTACCAAGCATGGATGACAGACATGAACGTGCAGATGCTCTCACACTCTGAGAAGGGTCTGTATATTGATATGCTATGCTCATGCTTTAATGAGGATGGGCTACCTACTGATCACAAGATGCTCAAACGTCTCTTTAAATGTGATGAGGATGACCTGCAAATGGTGGTCACTTTATTCCATGAGCGTGACGGAAAGCTACACAATAAGAAGCTGGATGAAATCAAGGCTGATCAAGCTGAAGTATCCAAGAAAAAGAGTGAAGCAGGCAAGGCATCTGCACAAGCACGTAAGGCTAAACGACTTGCACAAGTAACACCTGTTGAACACGTGTTAAAATCTGTTGCAACAGAACCTCAACAGAATCCAACTAGTAGAGTAGAGGAGAGTAGAGAAGAGAAGAGTAAAGAAAAAGACTCTAACGCATCTGACGATGCTGTAGTTTTGATCTGGGATAATTCTCCTAAGATTGCAAGAGAGAGATCCAGTCGCAAACAGCTCGCTGAAGCTTGGAAAAAAATCAAAGAGAAACCCGACACTGCAACCTTGCAGAATGCTATGAACTGTTGGAACAAATCAGAATCATGGCTTGAAGGCTACGCTTGTGGTATCCACAGATGGGTTAAAAATGAGCAGTGGCTTGATTTGCCAGCACCTAAGCGATCTAAACCGAATCAACAATTTCCAAGCCTAAAGGACATATGAAAACACAAGAACACGAAGAAATACACAACCGCCTCGACCAGCTATCTGCTGAGTTCGATAAACAAATACTAATCAACCCAACCAAAGCAAAAGAGTTACTGATCCACTTCATGGATCTAGTGAGCCTTAACTTCAAACAAATCCAAAAATGAAATTCACCAACACAATATCAGAGGATTACGTAGCATCTGGCGTGATCAATTCACCAGAGAAGGTGATACCAACCTTAAGGGGTGAGGGTGTTAATGCAGACTATTTTCACAACTACCTACCCAAGCTGGTTTGGCGTGTAGCCAATAACCTGTTCGATGATGAGAAGTTTAACGAGATTGAAATGCTTGAATTTTCAGACCAGATCAAGGGTGTAGATGATGGCGATGAGTTGATGCATGAGATATCCAAGATCCGCAGGCACTGGTGTGGTCATGAGGCGATGAAACCACACATCAAAACCCTCAGAGAGATGTATGCTACCCGCTTTGCTCATAAATCGCTCACAGAGAGCTTGGAGGCACTTGAGGGGGGTGAGTTACCAGAAAACATTTCAGACGCATCACAGGGGCTAAGAGAGGGCATTATGGCGATTCTGACAAACCAGTCTAGCTACAAGAATGCAGAACAGTCCACTGAGGAGTTCGCTGATCTGCTTCGAGCTATCCACAAAGACAAGTCCACATCGGGCATTCCCAGTGGCATACCATTGATTGATAACGTGACAGGTGGCTTAGGTAAGAACGAGCTATGGATCGTTGGCGCACCAACATCATGTGGTAAGACAGTCCTCATGTTACAAGTCATGGCATCCTTTTTACGACAGGACAAGAACGTGCTGATGTATTCGCTTGAGACTGAGGCGAACATGATACACGCCAGACTGGTAGCTAACCTTGAAACGATTGATATGGGACGGATACTAGGGAAAACAAACAACCCGCTTATCAAGTCGGATCTGATCAAAATGCGTGACTACATGGAGGAAATGAAGAAGCGTGACAATCTAATTATCTGTGATGAGGATTCACAAAACCTAGACAGTATACAGGCGAAGGCACAACAGATCAACGAGGTAACGCCAGTTGACTTGATTGTGGTGGACTACATACAGCTAGTCAACGTCTCCAATACAAGGGACAAGGCACGCCATGAGCAGGTGGCAGAGGTTACTCGAACCATGAAGCAGATGGCAAAGAAATTCCAATGTCCAATCCTCACAGCGACACAGCTAAACGATGATGGACGTGTTCGGGAGTCTAGGGCGATCTCACATGATGCAGACGTATTGCTTCTCATCGGGGAGGAAGGTCAGGGCATCCACGTGGCAAAGAATCGCTCTGGGGAGCGTGGTCACACACTTGATCTAAACCTTAACGGAGGCTACCAGAGATTCTCGTAATGAGTAAGCAATCACAATGGATAGGCTCACCTGCATGGGAACGTGGTCAAAAGGTAGAGAGGGATTTCGAGCGTTTATTGGTAAAGAGAGATCCAAACTACCGCAGAGCAACAGAGCAAGAGCAATACAGGCACATTGATTTCAAGACCTATTTCGGAACGATTGACGTAAAGGCTAAGAAAAGACTGAGTCGAGCATCACGCATACAGGAGGAAAAGCTGTGGCTTGAGTTCAAGAACGTGCAAGGCAAACATGGATGGCTTACTGCTCCGCATTTGGATGTCGTAGCATTTGAGAGGGACGAATCATTCGTTCTGGTCAAGCGTGTCGAGCTACTGGAACTGGCGGACAATCTTTGTGACTTGTCCCACATGGTAGAGTCTACTGATCACGCCATGTATAGGGGCTACAGTCGCAAGGGGCGCAAGGATTTGCTCAGTGTGATTAAGATGAGTGATCTGCAATTTATCAACTACAAAGTATGGAGAAAATGAAACATTGTTCCGACTGTAACACAGAGAAACCACTCTCCGATTTCAACAAGCGTAGAGCGTCCAAGGACGGACTACAGCCTAAATGCAGGGCTTGCGACAACATCAGAAGCTTGAACAGGTATGCACTCAAGGCGGAGGATGCAAGGGAATATTATCAGCGTAACAAAAAGCGAATCACACAGGTGCAGTTGAAGTATCAAAAGAAACGCTACGAAAACGATCCAGAATACAACTTGATTAGGAGGACAAGGCGAAGAGTGATCAATGCACTGGATGGTATCGGTAAGGATGCCAGCACAATGGAGCTGTTAGGTTGCACTGCACGACAATTTCGGGAGCATATCGAGTCTCAGTTTGTAGACGGCATGGCGTGGGGACAGCGTGGAAGCTGGTCGGTTGACCACTATATTCCAATCTCAGCATTCGACATGACCAAGCCAAAACACCAGCGGTATGCGTTCCATTGGAGTAACTGTCAACCACTGTGGACTCATGAAAATTTGAGCAAGGCGGACAAATATTGCCCTAAAGAACTAAAAAAATATCTGGCTTCACCCCTTATGGAATATAGGGAAAAGGGGAAAAGGTAAAAAAAGATTAAAATAGTTCTTGCAATAAATAAACGACTTGCTATTCTGTGATCACCGCAAGGAACACAACACATTATGAAAACAGCAAACAGAAAAATAGACAATCATCACAAGTTCATACCCACTAACGAAGCCAAGGTTGCTGAATTGCAAGTAGGTAACGTGATTAGAACTAGGGAAGCTATTGGTGAAGTCATCAGCGTAATTGAATCTGGAGCATTTCGCCAGCTCACGCTCGACACAATACAAGGAAAAGAAATACAGATATCTAAAAAAACAAGTGATTTTGTTGATCTTTATATGTATTAAGCTACAACCCAACCCACTACCCTGCTAGGTCAAACTAGCGGGGCTTTTGGGTGTAAGACATTATGAAACTAATACTCGACTATATCGGATATACGATTACCTTCGCACTTATCGGATTCTTCTTCTTCGTGCTTGTGCCAATCGCTTTTAACTAACATTATGAACACAACAAAAACAGGCATCATTGCCATAACTATTATGCTCACATTTCTAGTGGGCTTCGGGATCGGACATCGCCTCTGCCAGCAGATGTGGGAAAGATCAATACAGGAACAAATACACAACCACTAATTATGAACGCAACACCATTACCATACGAGGCTATTGAGAACAATGGTCATTACACCTTCGCCAATGGGCAGAGGGTTGAGACAGATGAGATCGCCGTTTACGGCATTGAGGCATCTCCGCACATTACTGACACAGACCCAGATTGCTGTGAGATCGGCAGTATGCTGGTAAACGATGGCGAGTGGCGTGATGCCACTGCGGAGGAACTAGCTGAGATCAATGACGATCGCCTCTACATGGATGATCTCGTTACCAATATTGTTAAAGAATTAACTGACTACTAATATGATAACTAAAGAACAAGCTACAAGCCCAGTGATCTCAGACCTTGTCATTGACGGGGCTGACATGAGGGACTACCCAGACTTTGCGGACGCGTTTATCGTGTCCTGCTCCATTGACGGAGTGCCTGCCACTGACGAAGAGATCGATGCACTTGATGGCTCACTCTGGTATGACGAAATTTTACAGTCAATATTATGAACAAAAACATAGAAAACGAGAATAAGGATTTCGCTTGGGACTTTTGTCTCGACAACGAAATAGCAAGCGAACAGGAACTAGTCCTAGCCACAAAACTCAAAGGTTTCAGCTGGGACACGATCATGGACGTGATTTTTATCCGAACTGGCTACAATGACATCGAACAATATGTCGAGATGGAGGGAGGTGCAGAATGATTGAATACATAATCGCTGTGTCACTTCACCTTGGCATGGGAGATGACTACAACTCAGTTCACCCTCGCATACAGTGGAACAATGACGGAACGCTGGTGGGGGCATACCTCAACTCACATTCTGAGCTGTCTGCCTTCATAGGGCATCGCTGGGAGAGTGGTGACTGGGGGATAGAGGTAGGACTCGTGACAGGCTATAATATAGCCCCTGTCGTGCCATTCGTTAAATACAACTGGAAACAGATATGGCTTGCACCCGCTATTCACGAGAAAAAGCTTGGCGCAGTGATCGGGATCGAGTGGAAGTTTTAACCACACTTTTCCTATATGGAATAAGGGCTGGAGGGCATATTGGTAAAAAAGATGAAAATAGTTATTGATGTTGTCATGATTTCTGTCAGATTGATTTCAACGAGCGAGAGAAACCGCTCACAAACCAAAACCAAAACAATATGGAACTAGAAATACAACACCAAAGAAGTAACTTCTCTCAATTCTCAGATAGCCTGTGGATGATCGCAATCAATGGGGATACCGTTATCAAGTTTGATGTGGATCAGTATGACATGATTGAGTTCGCGTTGCATCTTTGCGACATTGCCGACGATTGCTTGAGGGCAGTCAAGACGGACACTAATGAGGCGCAAGAAAAACTCATGGAAGCAGTCGAAGCTATTTCTTTTGCGAACGAAACGGACTGAATAAGTGAAGAGAACAATGAAAACGGAACAACCTAAAAACGGAATTCAAATAGTCAATGGCGATGGATGCACTCATGTAGAAATCGAATGTGACGCAATGAATGACATGCTAGGCTGGATAGTAATGCCGCCCGCAAAAAGTGAGGGTGCCGCATTGAGAAAAGCCGCGAAGAAGTTAAGAGCGTTGGCAGATCTATGTGAGGAGCTAGCATAACGTCAAACCAAAACAAATAGAAAACAAAAACAATGAAATAACGAAACAATCCAAGCATCGACAAGAACCCGCTTCCTTAACTGGAGGCGGGTTTTTTGTGTCTTTACAAAGTGCATACATTAGGCTATGGCTTGTGCATGGAAAACATCCAGCCCAAGATAGACCGCCTAAGCTACTACGCACGACCGACTGAGGACGTAGCGCATGACCCATTGATAGATACCAGTGAGGACTGCATAGCCCAGCAGTATGAATGGAGTGAGGATCACGTAGCACTAGGTGAGGGTGGATTCCAGCGCAAGAACGTGATTGGTGATGAGTTGACTGATGAGATGCTGTAGCGTATAATGTTGCCATGAATCCACGTCAAAGGAAGTTTGTAAAGCTGTGGTTGACTGGTATGCCAGCAGGCAGAGCGTATGAGAAAGCAGGCTACGAGGTTAAGGGATCTACGGCAGATGTTTGTGGATCACAGTTATTGAAAAATCCTAAGGTAAAAGCACATATTAATAAAATGAATGAGAAGGCAGAAAAGTCCACAATTAAGACAGTTAAAGAGCGCAAGGAGATGCTATCTCGCATCATGGACAAGGCAGAGGACACTGAGCGTCTACAGGACGCGATTAGAGCCAGTGCAGAACTGTCCAAGATGGATGGAGCATACGAACACGTAGAGCAACTAGGCACGATCAAGATAAACATCGGTGGCGATGACAAGGCGGAATGAGCCAAGATGTTGAGATAGATATAAACCCTCGCGAGCCCTTCCGAGAGTTTCTGACCACTAAAAAGAGGTGGTTAACGCTTGTATGCCATCGTAGAGCAGGTAAGACTGTAGCATCGGTGCAGAGGTTGGTATACTGCGCACTTACACACAAGCGAGCGGGCATGGATCATGCGCCATTGCGTTATGCCTACATTGCGCCCACACAGGTGCAGGCTAAGTCCATTTGTTGGCAATACTTCAAGCAGGCTTGTTCATCAATTCCAGACGTTAAGATCAATGAGAGTGAACTGTCGGTGACATTCCCCAACCGAGCGCAGATTAAGCTATATTCGGGCGAGAGTTACGAGCGTATGCGGGGGCTATACTTTGACGGATGTGTGAGCGATGAGGATGACGATATCCCTCAGAGCGCAATGAACTACGTGATTCTGCCATGTTTATTGGACTATTCGGGGTGGCATTGCTCAATGGGAACGCCAAAGGGACGTGGAACGCTCTACAGGAACGTAAAGCGGGCAAAGACCGATGACAGTCGGTTCTGTCTCGTTCTCAGAGCCTCTACTAGCGGGATTATCCCCAAAGATGACCTAGATGTGATCCGTGCAGAGATTGGCGAGGAAGCATATGCACAAGAGATGGAGTGCGATTTCAACGTGGCTAGGCAGGGAGCAATCTACGCCAGTCACCTGCAAGACGCTGTTGACGATGGCAGGGTGTTCGACTTCACCCCAGACCAGTCTCACCTAGTGTTCACTACGTGGGATCTAGGCTCACCCGCCAATACTGTCACATGTTACTGGCAAAAAATAGACCTTACCTATCGACTGATCGACTGTGACTTTGGTTTGGAGATGACTACAGCGGAGAGGGTGGCTCATATGTATGCGAAAGGCTATAACTTCGGACAACACTTCCTGCCACATGACGGTAAGACCAAGGGAGCGGACAATATGTCGTTCGCATCTAAACTGCGTGACGCTGGACTTCAGAACGTCGAGGTGCTAGACAATGCTGGACAAGGTGCTGAGGCTAAGCGTATCCGCTCCATGCATGACATCTTCCCCCAGATATACTTCAATAAGACAGCTTTAGACGTTGAGGAAGGGATGTTTGACGCATTGCGTGACTACCACTACAAGGAACAGCGTATAGATGGACGTATCACCAGCAAGGTGGATCATGGCTTCGCTTCTCACTTTTGTGATGCCTTTGGCTACTTCTCCGAGGCACTAGCGTCTGGTCGTATGCGTTGCAACCTAACTAAGCGTGGCATAGGCAGAGCCAAGTCATCACTTGGATCATCCATGCGTAGGTAGAGTCCAATATTTCACGTATTGACCTGCCAACTTGTGAAATGATGTCCTTACATTGTGATCACTAAGCTTGACAAGGTCAACGTATTTATGTTATGAACAGTGCATGGGCAGTAAACCGAAAGCACCGAAACCAGCCGCACCTCAAGCACAGATGGTAGACCTACAGTCAGAGGGCGAGCGATCTGGAGTCTCAAACTTTGAGGCAGAGCTAAAGAAGCGTAGAAAGCAGACACAGACCAAGATGGCAGGCGAGACTGGCGGATATGGTGGTAACACACAACTAGGATAAGTGGACGGACAATACGTCATATCCAAGCGTGATGCGCTAAAGCATTACCGCGCACCGCACGAGCAACTCTGGGATGAGGTAGCAGAGCTATCCATGCCGAGGAAGGTCTCTATTGCAGGTGGGCAAGGGACTCTCCCGCCCATGATCGACTCCGCTCAACTGCATGACAGCACGCTACGCACTGCGTCATTGATGCTTGCCAATGGATTCTGCTCTCTCGTGACCCCTCGTGAGGAGGTATGGCACAATCTGACCCCACCTAAGGCACTGCGTGAGAACGACAGTGTCATCAAGTTTTATCGTGAATGCTCCGAGGAGATCACGTATCGCCTAGAGCAATCCAACTTCTACACAGAGATCCAAGAGGTCTACCTAGACAGATCCGCAATGGGAACTGGTCTGGACTTCTCCGAGTGGGATGCAGAGAACGAGGAGTTAAACTTCCGTCATCTACCCATCGGCACGTATTACATCGGTCAAGACCATCGTGGGCGCTGTGATGCAGTCGTTTACGAGTGTAATTACACCGCAGTGCAGGCGGCAGGCGAGTTTGGTATTGAGAACCTGCCAGAGAAGCTACAGCGTGAAGCTAAAGACCCTAAGTGCAATGAGAGTCATGTATTCGTCATCTGTGTGGATAAGGTCAACGCATGGGAGGAACAGTCACCATTCCCATACAAGATGGTCTGCGCCCATGAGGACAGTAAGAAGATCGTTCATGAGCAGGGATACTACGAGATGCCTGCACACGTCACACGCTACCTTAAGTGGGGTAATAGCCCGTATGGCTTTGCACCTACATGGGTAGCACTGCCAGAGGCGCATAAGCTTTCATTCCTACAGAAACAGATGGACGTGCTTGCTGAGAAAGCGGCAAACCCACCGATACTTGCACCTGCCAGCATGGAGGGTGAAATTGGCGTAGGAGCACTGGATATTACCTATGTTAACGACCTAGATCCAAACCGCTCGCCACGTGAATGGCAGACGGCAGGACGTTACGACATCGGACAAGACAGAATTGAACAGAAGAAGAAGGCAATCATGGAGATCATGCACGGAGATCTGTTCAGACTCTTTGCTCAGATTGAGCGTCAGATGACTGCGACCGAAGCCACACTGCGACAGGCAGAGAAGGTGATGCAGTTTAGCCCGACATTCTCACGTCTGACTAGCGAATACCTTGACCCTAAGCTACGTAGAATCTTCTCAATCCTATGGAGGCAGGGTGTCATGCCCGAAGCACCAGAGGAGATCCAGATGGTCACACAGGATCGTAGCGTAGTAGTTCCAGTTCCGAACATCGCCTACAATAACCGAATTTCACTAGCCATTAAAGCCCAGCAGAACACAGCATACGCTGAGTTTATGGCAATGAACCAGTCCACTGTCGAGATGAACCCAGAGATTCTGGATAACCTAGATGGTGACGCACACTTCCGTGATAGCTGGCGTAATGCTGGACTGCCCGAAGACGGACTACGCTCACAAGAAGAGGTAGCAGAGACACGACAAGCTAGGGCAGAGCAACAAGCTCAAATGCAACAGATGGAGCAAGCACAACAAGCCGCATCAATGCTTAAGGACGCATCAGCCGCCAATGGTGGCGAGATCCCCGAAGGTATAGGTGAGGCACTGCAAGGATAATGAGAAAAATAACACAAGAGATAGCAGATGCCGCTGAGGACTGCTTAAACACAAAGAATGGGGAGATGCTCATGGCATTTCTCGTTAAGGAGTTTGGATTAATGGAGCGAACCTTCCAACTTGATGGACAAGGTAAAGTATCACCAATCAATGCCGCCATACGTGATGGCGAGCGTGGCGTGGTAGGTCTGCTGTTCAAGCTTAAGCAACAACAAACATTCAATCCCAATGAAAAAGAAAACGGCTAAGAAGAAGGTAGCACGCAAGACTACTAAGAAGGTGGCTAAGAAGGTGGCAAAGAAGGTTGAAGAACCTATTGCAGACATTGGTCTTGAGCCTATGGATAAGCCACTAATGGACATTGATGGCGATCCGATCACTCCGATTGAGCTATTCAAGCAGGGAAATGGCGCATGGTATGGCGAACTTAACCCTCCAGTAGTGCTGTGGCGCATGGAGCATTGGTCTAAGGAAGCGTTCAGCGACAAATACGGACACAAAACCGAGCTACTTGAATTCATTTTTGACAAACACGACTTGATTTATGACAGAAACAACAGCACCAGCGGGTAGCGGAGAGGCATCAGCCCCAGCACCCGACACCAGCACAGCGTCACCAGAAACCAGCACAGGGTCAGTAGATCCATATGCAGGTGCATCTACCAGTGAAACTGTTCAAACGTCCCCAGAGGCTTCCATGAGCCAACCAGAGGGTATTATCAACCAGCTATACACCGCAGAGGGTGGATTGTCTGAGAACTACACCGATCTTCTCAAGGAGAATGGTATGGAATCACTAACCAATACTGTAGCCAAGTATAAGTCTGCGGATGGTCTGCTCAAAGGGGCGGCTAATCTTGTCAACTTTGCAGGTAAAAAGGTTGAAGGCGTAGTAGTTCCAAATGAGGGTAGCTCAGAGCAAGAGGTGGCCGATTACCGCAAGGCTATTGGCGTGCCAGAGTCTGCTACCGAGTATGATCTACGTCTCGACAACCTTCCCGAAGGTCTGGACTGGAATGATAACTTGGCAGAGCAGTGGGGCGGAGTGTTCCATGAGGCTGGTCTAAACCAAGAGCAGGCACAAAAGCTTTCACAGGCATACAGCGATATTACATCTCAGCAACTTGAGGAGGCTACAGGCAAGCTAAATGAGCAGTCTGAGTTGACCATGCAAGAGCAACAGGCATCGCTACAAAAGCAATGGGGGCGTGAATACGACCGCAACCTGCAATCTGCTGTAGACATGGCAGAGGTAGTTGGCTTTGACATGGAAAACTCTTCCGATATGCAAGCGGTAAGGCATCCAAAAGTGATGAATATGCTACTAGCTAAGTCTCAATCTATGCAGGAGCAACCATTACCACGAAATGGCGCACCTACGTCAAGCGGTTTAAACAGTCCAAAAGCGCAAGCAGACGCTATCTATGCCAAACACAATGGGCAAATACATCTTGCACCACCAGAGGCGCAGAAGGCATACGCAGAGCTACGCAAGCTAGGATACCAGCAAGAACGTTAATTTGTTAACAATAGGGTGGACTCGGGTTGTTGTGTTCCCGAGTTCGCCCACCTTTATACGGATAAAAATGGATAAAGAATTACAACCATCGTCATCACAGAACGATATTACTGGCGATCACATTATCACAGGAGTGAGTAATGAAACCTACCGAAAAGGCTGGGATCGTATATTTGGGGAAAAGTATGAACCAAATAATGAGTCGAATGACCCCAATGATGGGTCTAAAGGCTGTCACGACTGGAGTGAGGACAAGCCAAGGAATAAGTGGATTAGGTAGACAGATAGTCTTTAATCACTTTAAAACATCCATTACGGATTATCAAGGATTAGGTAGACAGGTAGTCTTTAATCACTTTAATTTGATCCTTAGGTATCTGAGAGCAGGTCTTAACCACCCAATTAAGATATGGTTTGGGTATCTTGTCGCTTGTAATGCCTTTGTATTTACCAAAGGTTAAGGCGAACCTTTTAGAGTTACCTATTACTGGCTGAGAGTATATACCCTCATGCCTATCCCCTTTAGTAATGCGTCTGTTGTGCTTCATTTGCTTATGTTTAATTGGTTAATATCCTATTAGATGTTTTAGCCTATCAACATCCAGTAAGTAAAGATACCCCTTAAAAGAGATACCGATTTTACATACTGAACATTGGATTGGTCATTCTCCTTTTAGAGAGGTTTTGAGCCGTTGACTAGCAAAGTTTGATACAGGTAAGCCATGACTCTTACGAGCCTTTACAACCTGCCAGAACTAGATCCAGCCAAGACACACATCTAAGTGCCTTGGAGCTTTTGTTCTTACGAACGTCACACATATAGACTGGAAACTATATGGTTGGCGGTAGCGGAGAGCAACTGATCATCAGAAATTACTGTCCGCATTGTAATGCATATATGTTGCAGGTGCATGACCTGTGGGTAAAAAGAAACCCCAGTAAGTGGATACGGCACCTACTGGGGAATTATACTATTATGAAACGGCTCTTTCGAGCAACACTATAAAAAAACTCCGAAGCTCCGTGTCAACCTCTGCACTGATAATGACATAGATCCATAGCATGGTCAACATCTAATTTGCACTAAAGTGCATTTAGTTGGATGTATTGACTTTGTATTATTTTTGTGTTATGAATAAGACGTTCAAACGAAGGACACTGCCGAATTAGTTTTATTTAAAGGATAGAATTAGGACGCACCCTGATCAAGAACGCCAATCTACCCGATTAGCGACCGCTTAAACTAAGCGATACTCTTGCTCAATCTGGTGCAACAAAACCTAATTATTATCATTAAAATTATAACAAACTAATATCATGGCATTTACATCAACTGTCCCAGAACATTTCCCCTCGCTCTACCAAGATGAGTGGAAATTAGAACTACAACAACTCACTTCACGCCTACAAGGTCTTGTGCCTACGTATGCAGTGCAAGGTGAATCCCGCCGTTTCAACAAACTTGGCAAAGTCGAAAGCTCCCCAATGACAGGACGCTTCCAAGACTCTGCACCACAAGACGTTGTAACTGAAATGCGTTCACTCTACGTGGACTTCCGCACTGTTGAAAACTTTGTTTCCAAGGTTGACAGCATTCGTCTTGGCGAGATTGACTCTCCTCACAACGCAATCATTAAGTCGCACATGGCGGCGGCTGGTCGTGATCGTGATGCGGCAATCATCGCTATGCTTGGCGGTTCTGCTTACGAAGGCAAGAACGGCACAACTGAAGTAGTCTTTGACACTGCTAACCAAAGCATTGCTAAGAACTACAACCATGACGGAACTACTACTGACGAAGGACTTACCTACGACAAGATCGTTAACGCTCGCGCCCGTCTCGGTAGCAAGAACGTTGCTGGTCAAAACGTTGAGGGTTCTAGCCCACTCGGTATGGTCATCACTCACGATGAAGTAGAGGATCTCCTCCACGATGACAAGTTCATCAATCGTGACTATCGTGCAAAGCTTGAAGAAGCTCAGTCTGGTAGCATTGTTGACGCATTCGGATTCACCATCATCGCTGTCGATTCAAGCCTTCTGCCAGCTTCAGCAGGCACACGTGCTTGTTACGCATTTGCTAAGGACTGTGTAGCCTTCGGTTATGCCGCTAATCCAGAGACATTTGTTGACATCCTTCCAACCAAACGCCACGACACACAGATTCGTTCTGAGTGGGCATGGGGTGGAACTCGTCTTGATGACGAAGGTGTTATCCAAATCAATGTTGACCGCTCTTAATCGTATTATTAACCCATAAATATAGAATAACAAAATATCATGGCTACAACTAAATCAGATATCTATAGTGTTCAATCAGCAACTGGAACTGGTGACAATCGTGCAGATGGTCGTCTCCTTTCTGGCAAGGTTCGGCAGGCACACGCTACTGTTACCCTCGCAGGTGACGAAGCAGATGCCGCTGTAATCAGCTTGGTCGAGCTTCCAAAGGGAGCTATTGTTGACCCATCACAGTCCTACATCATTCATGAGGACTTAGGTGGCACAATCTCTGCCGATGTAGGCTTTGCCTCTGACGCTGACGGATTGACACTCAATGGCGCACTTGACCTAGCTTCTGCTGGCAAGACGTTCTTGGATGCAGTAAGTGTTGCACCTGTTACCATCGCTGAAGGTGACGAGGTTCTTACCCTTACCCTTGTAACATCCACGACTCCTACTGCTGACGCAAAGGCACGTGCCGTAATTACGTTCATCGATCGTAACTAAACAACTCTAAGGGTAGCGTGGGCTAAGTTCTCACGCTACCCTTATCTTTTTTCACATGACTAAAACCGAAATCGCCAATATCGCCCTCGCAAAGTTTAGAGAGGGACGTATCACAAATATCGAATCTGATACCGACTCGGTTGCAGTCGTAATGAATGACCAGTATGATCACGCACTGGAACTTCTACTTGAGGAACATCGCTGGAACTTTGCTGGCACACGTATTACCCTCACACAGCTTTCTGATGCACCACCATTCGGCTGGAAGTATCAATACCAATTACCTAGCGACATCATCAGACTACGTGATGTCAACGGAGAGGACGTAGAGGCATCCTCGCAACTATTTGCCATTGAAGGCAACAAGCTTCTAACCAATGACGCAAAGGTCACCATTACCTACACTGGTAAGATCACTGACGTTAATCTTTTCTCGCCATCATTTATTGAGGCACTTGCATTTAAACTGGCAAGCATTACCTGTGGACGACTCACAGGTGACGCTGAGTTAGCTGTAGCTCTGGGCAGGCAGTATGAGCAGGCACTAGCCAAGTCGATGCACAACGACACCAAGGCTAACGGGAGCAGGGACAAGAACCTCATGCAACGCATGATGGGCGGCTCTGCTATCCTAGGTGGCACATACGCACCATACAGAGGCGTAAGCACATCCTCTGGATCTAGTAGCACAAGTGGCTCAGTGGCGGCACACAAGCATGAGGTCACAGACCTGCTACAGACAGGTGCGACAGACGGGCAAGTTCTTACATGGAATAACACCACACAGCTATGGGAGGCGGCAGATTCCGCTGGTGGCAGTGCATCTCCACTCACAACCAAGGGTGACCTATACGGCTTCGACACAGACAACGCCAGACTAGGCGTAGGCGCAGATGGTCAATTCCTCAAGGCAGACAGCACAGAGGCTACAGGACTCAAGTGGGAGACATTGGCAGGTGGTGGTGATATGTTGTCCACAAACAACCTTTCAGACGTAGTTAGTCAATCCACTTCCAGAACGAACCTAGGACTAGGCACAGCGGCTACAAGCAACACAGGAGACTTTGCAAGCGCATCACACACGCACACAGCTAGTAATATTACAGACTTTGATACAGAGGTATCTAATAACGCCTCAGTGGTTGCCAACACAGCTAAGGTAACCAACGTCACAACTAACCTAAGCTACACTGCATCACCTACAAACGGCACAGTAACATCGTCAGACGGCACAGATGCTACAGTAACGCTGGCAGACGGCACAAACGCTGGGCTATTAGCACCCGCAGACTTTACTAAACTTGGCAACCAATCTGGCACAAATACAGGTGACGAAATAACAGCAGGTCTTGGGGTGGAGGGTATTGCTGAAGTCGCTAACACAACCCAAATCAACTCTGGAGCGTCTGATAAGGTGAGAATGGTTCACCCCTTCTACTTAGCCAACTCTGACTACATCACAGACTCCAAGACGGCTACGCTTACCAACAAGACTTTTGATGCTAACGGCACAGGCAATAGCATTAGTAACATTGACCCAGCAGACCTTAGTGCTACTGGCACACCATCATCCTCGACCTACCTACGTGGAGATAACACATGGGCTACTGTATCGGGTAGTGGTGGAGACGTTAGCAAGGTAGGCACACCAGTAGACAACCAAGTAGGTGTTTGGACAGGTGACGGCACTATTGAAGGTGATGCCAACTTTACTTGGAGCGGCACTGATTTATATGTCGCGGGCGACACGCAAATTTGTAGCACGGATGCTGGATCAGCCGCATCACCAGAATTGTCACTTAAGAGAGATAGCGCATCACCCGCTGACGGAGACTACCTTGGGCAAATTAGATTCGACGGCAAAAACGACACTGGTAACAATCAGTTGTATGCTAAGATTACAGGCAAAACATCGGATGTCACTAACGGCACAGAGGATGGGTTGATCGAAACAGCAGTTGTAGTTAATGGCACTAATACAATAGTTTCTCGCCAAACTGGAGACGCTTTAAAGCTCATCAACAATGTAAGCTTAGAGGTTGCTGGCGACATCACAGTAACAGGCACAGTCGATGGCGTAGATGTAGGTGATCGGGATCACGATTCGGTCACACTAGCTGGCGCACCTAGTTACATTACAAAGAACGCCAATCAGCAACTGACACTGCACGATGTTGATCTAAACAGTGAGGTGACAGGCAACCTCCCAGTTGGCAACCTTAACTCTGGAACAAGCGCAAGTGCTACTACATTCTGGCGTGGAGACGGCACATGGGCAACTCCAGCAGGTGGAGGCGCATCCAGCACTGACATGGGACTTGCTGTCTCTGACGAGTCAACTGCCTTAACAGCATCCACAAGCACCCCACTAGGCACATTCCATGCACAGAACGCTGGCACATGGAGCGAGATACTTATTGGCGTAACGACAGCACCTACGGGTAGCACACTTACTTGTGATGTCCATAAAAACGGAACTACAATATTCTCTACCAAACCCACCATTGACGCAGGAGAAAAGACATCAGTAACAGCGGCAACTGCGGCAGTATTATCTACCACTACCTATGCTAAAGGTGACCTTATTGAGTTGTTCTGCGACTCCGTTGGAGCTACGGTAGCAGGCACAGGACTTAAGTTTTACTTTAACCAATCATAATGAATAAATACACAATCTACCACAACACTGATGGGGTTTTAGCTACAGGTAAGCCATACCCAGCAGACGAGGGCGCAGACATTCCTAACCTTGACCCAGAGCTTAACTTGTTACTAGAGGTTACTGATGCACGCCCAACATACGACAGCTCGACGCACAAGCTCGTAGAGAACGCCATTGCTTACGACACCACGGCAAAGACAGCGACACGTAGCTGGTCAGTCGTCGCACTCACACAAGCTGAGATTGACGAGCGCACACCTGCACATGTCGAGATCAATGGCATCAAGTGGAAGACTGACGAGGCATCGCAAGCAGCATTCTCAAGCATGACCCTGCTGATCGACAAGGCGGGCATGGCTGACACGGACATGGTTGCTATCAAAGACGCACTAGGAGCAAGCCACGGCATGACGGTGGCGCAATACAATGCGGATGCGATCACATACGGTCTGCACTGCTACACGCTCTTTCATAGCTAATGAACATAATTAATCCATACAGGTTCGCTGGTGCTGGTGGCGACACACTTAATAACAACCTCATTTCATTCTGGAAACTACAAGAGGTTAGCGGAACGCGCGTTGATGAGGAGGCAAGTGGCAATGATCTTGACGACATCAACACGGTAACACAAAGCGTAAGTTCAATAGTTTACACGGATAGCGCAAGATTCACCGCTTCAAACTCTGAGAGGCTTAGAATAACCGATGCCACTCAAACGGGGCTAGGTGTAACTGGTAGCTTCACTGTGTGCGCGTGGGTGGAGATCGTCAGTTTCAACGAAAACAACGGAATATTTAGCAAGTGGGATGGAACCACTCAGCGTTCGTGGTCTGTCTTCTACAGAAATTCAACGCCAAACCTTCGATTCGCCATATCTAATGACGGAGTGGCTAATACTAATTGTGACATATCATCATTCACCCCAGTCGGTGGAACATTTTACCATATTTGTGCGAGGTATGACAGTGCATCCAATGAGGTTGCACTTATACTTGACGGGGGCACACCATCAACAGCCACATTTAGCGGTAGCGTTTTTGATTCGACCGCAGATTTTAGCCTCGGTTATTCTGGCTTTAATTTTCTTAATGGCAAGATGGAAGCTTGCGGCTTCTGGGATCGTGCATTGACCAACGCTGAGGTTACAAGACTGGCTGATGAGACAGACTCATTTTACGCGCAATACTAATGACAACACCAAGCCCACAACTGCACACTGACCACATCGGAGGCGAGCGCGTCTACTGGTCATGCGAACCGATGGCATTTGACAACGCAAACGCAACTAATCCCTAATGGAAACAGCCAACATAAAATTTAACGGAGGAATCTGGAGCGAAGTTCTCAAGGGACGATACGATCTGGGGAACTACCAGTCTGCGTCTAGAACGTGCGAGAACTTTATACCAAACCGCTACGGACAGGTAGAGAAGCGCAGTGGCACAAAGCACCTTGGCTACGCTAAGGAGGACGACAGAGTGTGCGTCCTGCATCCGTTCCAGTATTCAGTCAACACCAAGTTTATCCTAGAGTTCGGTCATGAGTATGTCCGTTTCTGGAGTAATGATCTACAGGTTGAGTCTGGTGGCTCACCACTTGAGGTGGTCACTCCCTATCAAGAGGCAGAACTATACGAACTACAGATGCGAGCAGTCAATGATGTTGTCTACGTAGTGCATCCAAACCATCCAGTAGGCAAGCTTACACGTATTGCTGACAATAACTGGACGTATGCTGAAGCTGATCTTAGTCTTCCGTTTGTTGACCCAGACGTAAACCCCATTGATGTGACTCTTACTCCTAGTGCTACCACAGGCACAGGTATAGACATCGTATCCAGTGCAGATGCGTTTGACGCTGACCACGTTGGTAGCGTGCTACGGCTTGAGTATTTAACTGAGGGTTCGTCTTCTGTGTTTCATGATGACTATTTACAATCTGCTACTAGTTACTACTCTAATCTCGTTGCCGCTGATAACGCTATTTCATTTAGTAAAACAAACACCTACGAGACGACATCTGACAATGGATATAATTGGCGAGTGTCTCGTAATGCCGCTTTAAATGGGCAAGTATTATATTATACCTGCATCAAAGATTACACCCCTGCTACATGGGTAACAGCTACATCATATGTGATTGATGATGTGGTGATTGATGGGGGCTTGGCTTACTACTGCACGACTGCACACACAAGTAGTGTGCTGTTTGCTGATGATTCAGCCAACTGGTCAGAGGTAATTCAACCAGCAGATGCTCCTAACCACTTCAGTGCTGGTGCGGAGGCACTATTTCCGCAAGATGTTTCTGGAGAGTGGAGTTTAAAAACCACAGGAAGCTGGCGTGGAGACTGGGCGATACAGCGCAGTATAGATGGAGGTGTAAACTGGTCAACGATAAGAACACTCTCCAGTCGTGATGATGCCAATTATCTTGTAGAAGAAGATGAGAATGGCGAAACTCACCAAATTAGAGTTCTTGCTATTACATCTTACTGGGACGGCAGAGAGCGTGAGTCCGTTACTTTTACTATCTTGTCTGCACCAGCATACGGCACGGCAGAGATAACAAGTGTTACAGATGCACAGAACGTGGAGGCTGATGTTGTGACGGAGATACCCTCAACTGATGCTACAGTATCATGGCAGGAGTCTGCATTTTCAAGCTACCAAGGATATCCCAGATCCATAGCACTGTTTGACAACAGGTTGCTACTAGCTGGGACAAAGAAAAAGCCACAGGCTTTCTTTTACTCTGCCATTAACGCATACGATGACTTCCTAGCCCAGACAACTCTCGCAGACTCTCCGTTCTTTGTAGAGGCACTATCAGACGATCAAAGCTCAATACAGTGGCTCTCAGCGCAACGTGAGCTATTTGTAGGCACGGCATCAGTGGAAGGCATACTCGCCACACGGAAGCAGGACGAGGCTCAGTCACCAGAGAACCTTCCTATTGTTCGCTGGAATGAGTCAATGGGATCAGCACACAGGGGTGCGCTACCAATGCGTGACAGTCTAATGTGTCTGCAACGTGGACGCACCACCATCAATATGCTGGCATACTCACTTGAGCGTGACGGCTACACTGGCGAGGAGGTGTCATTACTTTGTAATCACCTGTTCCAAAGTGGTGTCCAGCAGATGGCACACCTCCGAGAGCCATACACAGGCGCATACACTATCCAAGAGGACGGAACGCTGTGCCACATGGTTTACGAGCCTAAGCTACAGGTCACAGGCTGGTGCAAGTTTACAACCCAAAACGGAGACTTTGAGTCAGTCGCAGTCATACCATCCTCTGGATCGGACGAGGATCAAGTCTGGTGCGTTGTAAAGCGTGAAGTGAATGGTGACACCAAAAGACACGTAGAACGCTTCACAATCGACAATAGAGCCAAGCAGGAGGCACTGGACGCTGACAACCTCTGGTATGTTGACGCTGGTGTTAAAGCTACAGGCACAGACCTCACATCAGTCTCTGGTCTTGATCACCTAGAGGGCGAGACAGTCTGCGTCCTAGCTGACGGCATCAAGGGCGAATACGTGGTATCTGGCGGTGTAATTACATTGTTAATACCAGCAGACACAGTGATTGTAGGATTACCAGTAGTATCTGAGTTTGAGCCACTTGACCTTGAGGTTACATACAAGGGCGGTAGCACATACGGCAAGCGTAAGCAACTATACCAGAGCAAGTTGATGTTGCATAAGTCATTAGGTGGATCTATCGCATACGATAGCGAGAGCTACCAAGAGCTAATCTATCACACGGCAGGCGAGGCAATGGACAGTAGCATACCGCTTAAGTCTGGATACTCAGAGGTGTTCGCAGAGGGCGGTCACAGCAGGCAGAAGTTCTGGAGAATAAAACACGCAGAACCCTATCCTTTTACTTTACAAGCAGTCATACAATCGTTTACAATGGGGAAACATTAACACAATGAGAACACGCCTATTCAAAGATTCGGATTACGAGATGGTGCAGAAGTGGTGGGTCGCTTCTGGATCACCTGTGGTTAACCTTTCCCAGCTACAGACTATTGGGCTAATCGGCTACACGTCTGACAATGAGCCAGCGTGCGCTCTGTGGGCGTATCGTAGCAAAGGCGTGGGCGTGGCTTTCCTAGAGCATCTAGTAACCAATCACAAGGTAAAGTCTCCTATGAAGAAGATGAAGGCAGTCCAATACATGATGGATCATATGCTGGACATTCTTGAGCAAGACGGCTACCAGATGATTCGTGGCACTACGTGGTGCGACACGCTCGCAAAGATATGTGAGAAACGCTGGGGGTTTCAGATTATTGACGACAACAGCATTAACATGAGCTTAATTTTAAACTGAAAAAACAATGTTACCATTTTTAGCAATAGCCAAAGTATTATCAGCCGTATCCGCAGTTGCTGGCACATATATGTCCATCCAAGGGCAACGTCAAGCGGCTAAGGCGGCTGAACAGTCTGCCGAGTGGAACGCAGACCAAGCACGTAAGCAAGCGGCATACGATGAAAGCGTAGCGCAGAAAAACATGAGGCGTGAGCGTGAGAACAATAAACGTGAAATTGCACGCATGAGGGCGTTGGGCGCAAGGAGTGGGCTTACTGAGACTGGCGCAGTGTCAGACTCTCTTATAGAAGCATCAGAGCGTCATCAGACCGAGATAGATGACATCTGGGAGAGGGCATCAACGCAAGCCAAGCAACTACGTGGGCAGGCTCAGATGAGTTCGTGGGAAGGTGAGCAGGCTCAGACAGCTTCTAAGTATAACATATATGGCACAGCTTTGAGTGGGGCTGGGAGCGTTGCATCCTCACTAATTAAAGAAAAATAATCAATGAGACAACAAGATTACAAAATGGTGCAGGGTGGTAACACCCGCGTAAACATGAGCGCAGGAGCGGCAAGCCAAGCTGGTAATGCTATGGCGAAGCTTGGGCAGACACTGGCGCAGACTGGTCAAGATGTTTCAAAGATAATGGAGGCTACTGTGGACGCACAAGAGCGCACAGACCTTATTCGTGCAAAGCAGAAGTGGAAGGAAATACAAGCCAAGCAGAACATCTTTCAAGACAAGAACAAGCGTGACCCGCTCCTCTGGGACGAGAACAGACAGAAGCTAATGAAGGAGTTTGATGCCTACAATAACGGCATTAAAACATACACCAAAAATGGTCAATTAAACCTGCAACTTTCAAAAGAAGCATGGGCTAGTGACTTTGAATACGGCACGCTACAAGGGATGCAGAAGCGCATCAACATGAACCTAGCTGATGAGACTCTGGCGAATGTCAAGCTCTCCTTAGCAAACAAGAATCCCGAAGAAGCGTCAATGGCACTAGATCAAGGCAGAAGGAGTTTGACTGCTGATACTATCGCTAATGCTGAAATTCAAATTAAAAAAGGTTACGACATCCAAAGAATGGACGATGCCAAAGACCTAGCCAGCGCAGACCCTCAAAAGTATCTAGAAGGAATACCCGATTTAAAAGGTTATTCTAGAGACGAAAAAGACAAGCTGTATAGTTACACTGCAAACAAAAGAAACGTGCAAGCAAGAGAGCAACTGGACGCACTTGACGAGGCTATGCTTACTGGAGACGGAGTTTCGCTAGAGGACTTTGACAGTATGCAAGAGCAGGGCTTGTTCAGCCAAGTGGGCGATGGTGACATCATGAAACTTCGCAATGGCATGGAGAGAAATCTCCCGCTTACTAATGTCGAGCTTTCTGAAATAAACGGCATCCTAGCCAAGCTGTCAGAGAAGCGCAAGGAGATGACCGAAGAAGATTACTTACAATACTATAACAGTCAATCAGTAGAGATTAGATCCATGATCGGCACACACAAGGGCTACGGCTACATCACCGCAGACCTATACCGACACAACCCATACCAAAAAGGGGGTGAAAATCTGCAGTCTAAAAATATTGCTAGTAACAACGATGAGCTGAAAGCACTTGCTGAATACCATTTAAAAGCTTTAAACTTTTCACCGCAGGTTTCTGATGACACTTGGGACAATCTTTCTTTAATGGAGAAGAATAAAGCATCACAACGACAACGTGACTTTTTGCGTGAAGGCAGGGAGTTTATTGATAAAAATCCAGATGCGACATCAACAGAAGTCAGGGCATGGGTAAGTAAGAAAATGAACGAACAAAGTGCTGTTAATGAATACAGCCCAAGCAATTCATCTATCCGCAGTGGTAACACAGAGCCACTGAAAAAGAAGATAAACACGCACGGAGGAAGAAGACATATGCTTAAGAACAAGTCTTTGAAGCAACAGCAAATGGATACGTCTACAGGCAAGGTGTCTAATAAAGCCAACTTCGGTGGGTCTTCTGGGTGGGCTGGTGGTAATACCAGAAAAGAAGTAGAGAGAAACTTGGTTGCTGTGGAGTCCCCATCTGGTGCATCCTTCAAGGTCAACAAGACAGTGGCTGGCAACTTCCAATCTTTTCTGCAAGAGCTTGAAAACGAGGTAGGTTATCAAATTAAACCAAGTTCAAGTGCTGGCTACAACTGGCGCAACAAGCGTGGCAAAAAGAGTCTTTCTCAACATTCTTACGGAAATGCTATTGACATTAACTGGGATGAGAATAAAGCTTTCTGGGGTGGTGACGATGCTATCAGTGAAATACCAAACATTGATCAGATAGCGGCAAAGCACGGACTTGTATGGGGAGGCTCATGGAAGAACAAAGACACAATGCAATTTGAGTATCACCCCTCAACAGGAGTCCCCGCAAGAGGAATCTAAACTTTATAACATGGCAAACGAACTAGACCAAATCACTGGTGGCTTAGAGGAGAACATAGCTCTTAGTAACATACGCAAGCAGAAGGCGGAAGAACAAGCGAATCAGCACGAACAGCTACGCAGTGAGTTTGACGATTACGCCAGAGGTGGCACAGGCGATCCGCTAGACATGAATCGTGTGGAGGCATACAAGAACCAAGTGCCGTCACATATGTTTCAAGCTTCACTGTATAAGCTACAGGAGGAGACCTATCCAGTCGGAGAATCTTTTTCGACTCCTATCTTAGACAAGTATGTTGGGGATGACCCCAACGCCTACAAGGATTACGAGGCTTATGACAACAGGCAAGCCAGCATGAATCGGGCTTACCGCATCAAGGACTACCACTATGGTATGTTTACGTATGACTCAAGGGCTGATTACCCCAACATGAATGATGAAGCTTATGAGATAATGTCTGTAGGTGGATATTTTTCTGAGATGTATAACAAGCCAATGGACGAGGTTGTTAAAAACATAGACACTTATGTGGGTATGTATGGCAACCAGAAGAACATTAAAGACCCCAACATCAAATCTGTTTTTGATCAGATCAAAGGCGAGGTGTTTGACATGGGCGAGTCCATGAAGCGAGATGACCAGTATTGGTCAGAGGGATTGGATATGGCACTACGTGGCGAGTCCATTGAAAAGACAGTCACTGGCAAGCTGGGAACACCAGAGGGTGACAGGCAGGCTCAAGTCTACAGGATGGCGGCAGACTATATTTATGGTGAGTATGGCAACAACATCATTAAAGCTAAGGAGTATTTAACATTACTAGGTGAGGGGGACAAGCGTCCAGAGACACTAGACGCACGCAAGCCATCGGGTGCTGAGGTTCAAGGAAGACTGGCAATGGCGAACCAACTGATGGAAGAGTCACCAGAGGATCGTCAAGAAATACTCAGTCTTATATTTAAGCTGGCAGAGCTTGAGGGCGAAGAGGTCGAGGGTGCTGTCAACAGGGTGGCTAAGTCTATGCAGAGGGCTATTAGTGGGTCTATTGAAGATATCACCAGCGGAAGCACCAAGGCATTGCTTGACCCTAATGTGTTCATACCTAAAGCATTAGAGATTAAAGACGATAAGATCGCAGAACCTTTACGTAAACGCACAGAGCTAATGCAAGACCTACGCATGGCACGCAACATCTACAAAGATATCGAAGCCCAAGGCACAGGCGAGATGATCGCACAGACGACTGCGGCTAATATTCACTACGCAGGAATGTTTGCTTTAGGCTGGTCTGGCTTTGGTGCTATGGCTCTTGACATGGCATCTAAGCGTGATGAGCAGTTACGCATTGAGTATCCCGACATGAGTCCAGACACTCGCTGGTCTATCTCTCAAGCTGATGCTGTAGTTGATGCATCACTGGAGCGGTTCAAGTATAAGATGGTGTTTAGTGGTTTCCCTACGCTGACTAAGTTTGTAGGTGGCACAGGAGTTAAACGAGCCGCAGGCGTGTTTGGAGTCCGAGTGGCATCCGCTCAAGCGACTAATTACGCTGAGGAGGTTGCCCAAAACATGACCAATCCAATCTTCCATAAGATGTGGGTAGCCGCTGGTGCAGACATTCCAGACGTAACACAGGAGGACTGGGACAGGAACTTCTGGATGATGGAGGATGGCGACAAAGTGCCATTCATTGATGGTGAGCTATTCGTTTCTCTACTCGGTATGTCAATGCTGGGCGCAGGTGGTCGTGGAGCATACGACAAGTTTGGTGGTGCTAACGTAAAGCGCATACTGGATGAAAAGGATAAGTTGCTTCTGCAAGGATTCCCAGAGGCACAGGCAGACGCTATTATCAAAGCGAACCAAACCGACACCACAAAAGCTTTCGAGATGTTCCAAGATGGTCTTGAGGACATGAGCCAGCAAGAGCGCAGAGCTAACATGAATCAAGCCAAGGCTGATGGTGCAGACAGGCGTGTGCTTAAGGCTGAACTTGATGAGTATAAGCAACGTGTAGAAGAAGACGGCACAGAAGATGACAAGGTAAATCTACGTGTTCGTGAAGCTCAGTTTGACTTTGCAATGAAATACGATGCTCACCTTGAGGAGCGTGAGGACGGACGCTGGGATTTTGTGTCACCGAATACAGACGTTGCACCTAACCAAACATTTGAAACCAAGGAGCAGGCAGACGAGGCTATGCTACAGCACTACCACAAGGTAGATCAAATGTTCCTTGGAGCAATGGCAGAGCAGGCACAACGTATTGATGCCATGCCTAAAAACAAGGAGGCAATGAAGCTTGCGGTCAAGGAGCTTAAGGAGGCGCAGGCAAAGGCGGGGGTCGAGGCAGACATTGCACTAGATCAAGACCTCACTACCTTAGCGGAGTTTGGCGCACAGTCTAAAAAGAACATGGAGATTGCGCTAGAGCGTGTTCAGCACGAACTATTGCGTAAGAATATCTTGCGTCCAGCAACTGTCAAAGACCTTGAGGCGTGGACTATTAACGCACAGGTAACCCTAGCCAAGAACGGCAGAGGGTATGTCCAGAAGGTAGCCAAGGGCGGCAACATTGCTGATGTATACGAGGATGCCAGTGAGGGATTCCTTAAGACAATGATACACAAGGATGTAGTGTCAAAGGACTGGGTTAAGGATCAACTGTTTAAATACCAAAAGGACAGTGGTGATTCAGTAAAGTGGGGCTTTAAATCCGTTGAGGATATTACTGATGGTCGCATGGTAGAGGCATTTTCTGATTTGGCTAAAGCTAATCTATGGAACGCATCCAAAGACAACAAAATGGGCAAGCTGTCCAGCTTGATTCGTGCGTTAAAGCAGTTCTTCAAATCCATACTAGATGCCGCTGAGAGCTTACTCAAGCTACAGGCAGAGGGTAAGATTGACGCTGACTTCCAGACCTTACTCGACCAGTCTGTCGGACTTAACATGGACGAGCAGATCGCACGTAAAACACAGGAGGCGCAGAAAGAGATACTTGGTGATGTTGACACCACATCC